ATTACAAGCTGAATCTTCTAGGATGGAAAATCGTATTGTTACTGAAAAGGAATATAAGGTACTTGAACAGGATAAAACATTCCAAGCAATGGTTGTTGAGGCAATTAAGTTTCATGCAACTAGAATGAAACAGAGCATTGTAATTGGTGATAAGACTATCTCTGAAGTATTTATGCCTGATAAGATAGATGAATATCCAATTATACCTTTCCATTATAAATGGACTGGCACCCCATTTCCAATGAGTGCAGTTTCTCCCCTTATAGGAAAACAGCAGGAATTAAATAAAGCTCATCAACTTATGGTGCATAACGCATCCCTTGGTAGTTCTCTACGTTGGATGTTTGAAGAGGGCTCTGTAGATACAGGATACTGGGAGAAATATGCATCGGCACCTGGAGCACTTTTACCTATAAGACCAGGAGCAGCTCCTCCAACCCCTGTACAGCCAGCTCCACTTAGTAATGCATTTTTTGGTATTGTTACTGAAGGTAAGGGAGATATGGAATATCTGGCAGGTATATATGCAGCTCAACAGGGAGATACTGGAGCACAGCATGAAACCTATCGTGGTATGCTTGCTATGGATGAATATGGAACGAGACGTATTAAATACTGGTTAAATAATTGCATAGAACCTGCACTTAGACATGCAGGTAAAGTTGTAATGGAATATTCACAAACTATATATACCAGTAATAAAGTATTTAGAATTGTACAACCGAATGCATTGCAAGAAGTACAAGAAGTTGAAATTAATGTACCAGTATATAATGATCTTGGCAAAGCAGTAGGCAAATATATGGATTATTCAGCTGCTAAATTTGATGTAAGATTAATAGCTGGCTCAACAATGCCTGTTAATAGATGGGCATATTTAGAAGAATTAAAAGATCTTATGGAACTAGGTGTAATTGATGATGTTGCATTATTAGCGGAAGCTGATATAAAGAATAAGGATGCTATTGTACAAAGAAAGAGCATGATAGCTCAAATGCAAGGTGAATTACAACAATTAGATATGCAACTAAAAGATCGTGACGGTACTATAGAAACATTGAAGAGACAGTTAATACAGTCTGGTATTAAAGCCAAAGTTCTACAGGGATCTTCAGAAGTAGATAAGAAGGTACACAGTACTAGAGAAAGACTTGAGAAGAGCTATCTGCAAACAGATGCACAACAAAAAGTATTGCAGAATACTGAAAAGATTGAAAGCGAGAATGCTCGTAGACAATTAAGGGAGCAAGTAGCTAATTTGACAAATAACAAAAAGAAACAGTAAATTAGGAGGCTATAATGGCTAATGAAAGAACGCAAACAGGTAACCTGGACGTAGAAACAGCTCTTCAAGGAGATGCTGATTCTACAGAAAGCTCCACGGATGCTTTCTTTGGCGCATTGGAAAATGACGTCAATAGTGTGGTTACTCACACTGACTCTACTAAAACAGAACAGGCAACCCCTCAGGTTGAGGGCTCCTCGGATGCTGGTAATAGTGGGGAACCTGCAGTAGAAGTCCAACCAGACACTGACTGGAAGAAGCGGTACAGCGATTCTACTCGGGAAGCACAACGATTGAATGCCGAGATGCGAAATCTCCAACCACTCAAACCGTTGTTAGAGGTAATGAAAAAAGATCCAAAACTGATTCCTTATATTAGGGACTATCTGGAATCTGGTGGTAAGCCAGATAAAACTGTCCAAAGTAAATTGCAATTAGATGAAGATTTTATTTTTGATCCTCAAGAAGCTGTTACCAACCCTGATTCCGATTCTGCTCGAGTTATGAATCATATGGTGAATCAACAAGTCGAACAACGCATGAAAAAGCATATTACTGCTGAAAGGAAGCGTATAGGTAATTCGCAAGCCAAAAAGCGTATGCATCTCATGGAGCGAGACTTTATAAAACGCCATAATCTAACAGAAGAACAGTATAAGGAATTTGCGGTTAAAGCAAGGGATCATAGAATGACCTTAGATGATGCATATTACCTGGTGAACCGAGATAAGGTCCAGAAGAATGTGGCTAATGCTTCTAGGGAAGATACCTTGCAGCAAATGAAGAATGTACGGGATATCCCAACAACACAAGCTGGCAGTAATAATGCTGGCGAAGTGAAGAAATCACAAAGCGATGAGATTCTTGATGTATTAAAGGATCTTGATGGCGGAGTTGATGGACTGTTTGGATAACGTGCATTAAAACGAGAAGTTCTTAACTTTAAAATGAAAGGGTAAATCATGGCTGATTTATTTCAATTAAGTAATCTGACACAGTCTGATGTTGCTTCCCCTTCGTCTGATGGTACCAGTTTAGATACTGGCGATCTAAGGCGAAAGTATAACTTTGGGGAACAAGTCTCAGAATTGTCAATTGCTCAAGATCCTTTCTTTCGATTCGTGTCAATGGTCAGTAAACAGGCCACTGACGATCCATCGTTTAAGTTCACTGAACGTAGACCATCATACCATAAGCGTTATGGGTATGTATGTGACTGGGGTGCATCTAATGCACTCGGCAATTCAAATGCCACAGTTACATCTGCCTTAGTTGATGGAGTTGGGGATACTTTCTATGTTGGAATGAAGACTGATTATAAGTCTTCTGGCAATATTGGAAGTGTATTTGGTCAAGCAGATTATAAACCTGGAAGTACAGGCACAAAGCCTATTTTTTATCTTCCAGGTCAATTGATCAAAATTCCATTCCATACAACTGAAGATGCTGCAACTGCTGCAAATGCTTGTCAAGCTATCGACTATGTCGTTGGTAAGATAGAAACAGTAGAAGATGATCCTGCGGATTCAGAACAAGTCATCCTAAAACTTACAATTGTAAGAGCACTAGCTGATTCAACAAATAATCTTGAATTATCTGGTTGGGGTGTTGGCGGTACTGCAAATCAGGCTCCTGATGGTGCAGGTACTACCACTACCGAATGGGGTGCATTGAACATACACGATCGGATTGAACGTGCAAGATCTTATGTTGTAGGATCTGCTCATGCTGAAGGTTCTGGTTATCCAGAAACATGGAAAGACCAACCTTTTAGTACTGGATATGGCTTAACCCAGATCTGGAAAACAAGCATGGCAATGACCAATACCGCAAGAGCCACTTCTTTGAAGTATGACTCTAGCGAGTGGGCACGTGTATGGAAAGAAAAGCTCATTGAGCACAAATGGGACATCGAACAAAGTATTCTCTTTGGTTCACAGGCGTCTAATGGTGGCATAAACTATACTCAAGGTGCAGTTGATTATATTGTGAGTAATGCAAATGTCTTCTCTTGGACTACTGGAAAGAGCCAGGATGACTTTCTCGATGATATGTCTAACTTTTTAGACCCACGTTATAATAACGGTAATGCTACAGTATTTTTCTGTAGTACCGATGTATATAACTGGTTACACAAACTGGGCGGATATGCTCTTGCAAATATGGATGCAGATGATCGTGGATCAACTGTCCAGGCAAGATATACATCCGATTTAGCTGTAGCTGGTAAGAAATCAGTACTCGGACTTGGCGTTAGCGTTATCAACACTGTTTATGGCGATATGAATATCGTACGTAATATTCACTTGGATGGCACAAATGTGAAAATCCTTGCCTGTAATATGAAGTATGCTAAATATCGTCCGCTGGTCGGAAACGGTGTCGATCGAGATACTGCTATTTATGTAGGTGTGCAAACACTTGAAAATAGTGGTGTTGATCGTAGGGTTGACTTGATCCTCACAGAAGCTGGCATGGAATTTCAAATGCCTGAAGCTCATGCTGTGTGGACTCAAGGTTAATAAAGGAGGTATATTATGGCTAAGAATCCTATGTATGGCTCCAATAAGTTCGACAATAAACTTGCGAATGTACACGGTGTTCAAGATGGTGGTATATTTAACTTTGCAGATCTTCCGATTATATCGGGTGCTGTAGCTGGGGCTGCAGCTGTTGCTACGACTCATGTCTATAGCGATGGATTAAAGTTAAAGATTGGCTATCTTGGAACTCAAACTCTAATTGGACCTATAGGAACTTCCTCGGGTATGAATTATGGGTTTGACCAGACTAATAATGATGGAATAGAGTGGTGTCTTGCAGATGCTACTTCAAAAGGCATTAAGTCTGGGGCTGGAATAACACAATATGCAGTTGGTTCGGATGCATTTTATGCTGAATTACGATTCAGTATAGCTGATGTTTCTGGAGCTGATGAGTGTCTTTTTGGCTTTCGTAAAGTAGAAGCATTCCAAGCTGCTGTCGATGACTACGATGAGATGGCTGCTTTTAATATAGTATCTGGTGATATTAAAACAGAAACTATATTGAATAA